TCTAGACCCTTGTTCCTAGTAAGTGGGTCCTCATAGACCATCGTCCTAAGTTTAGAAGCAGAGATGAGGGTATCAACTGATCCTAAGAACTCACATTCAAACTCTACCCTGAACTGCTCTTCTGACGTGTTCTTAATGGTCTGTTCTTTCCAGACCTCATCACGACCAGGAACTTCGGACCAATGAACCTCTGTTGTTACATACTCATTCTTCCCACGCTCTGCGTCATGCCACAACTTGTAGAACATGTTCATGCCGTGAGGCGTGGAGATGATGATTACCTTTGTGCTTTTACCAGAAGATATAGTAGGATAGACAGATGAAAAGAACTGATCAGCAATGTGGTTCGGAATAAACGCGAACTCATCCAGAAATATGACATTAAAAGACATACCCCTGACGGCACTAGCAGAAGTAGAAGCAGCCATGATTTTGCTGCCGTTCTCCAATTCCAGAGATCCTCGGTTCCACTGGTTGATGCCTTGTTGCATCCACTTGGGGAGATTTTCATAACTAAGTTGAAGTCTTTGTAGCATCTCACGAGCAGTCGCTGCCTTGTTAGCGAGAATTGCTACGTTAACGTTGTCGTTAAAAATAACATACCACAACAGGTACGAGGTAACGATGGTAGACTTACCTGACTGTCGTGGTAGTTTTGCGATGTTGAATCTTTCAGCGTGAAACTTCCTAGTCATATCAACTTGGAAGTCATACATGTCAAAAGGGATCAGACCTTTGTCAAGTGAGATGATCCTGATATACTTTTTGATAAAGTATACTGGGTCCTTTGAACACTTGACGAATTCTTCAACCTGATCTGGGGTGAACGACATTCCGACGTTCGCCTTTTTAAGATTAGGATTACCAAGATAGATCTGATCTGAACTCATTATTCTACGTGTACCGTACCAATCATGCCAGCACCCTTATGGGGACCACACCAGTATGTATAATCTCCTGCCTCAGCAAAAGTAACATCAAACTCTTCACCAGGTAGCATTGCTAATGCCTCGTGAGAGATCTCAGGATGGTCTTCAACCACCACGTTATGAGGTGGGAGCATGTTGTTAACGAAATGAACTGATTCCCCAGCAGAAATAGTAACCTCAGCGGGATCGAATACTAGGTTCCCATTAGAACCCATCTGAACATCTACTGCCCATGCAGGTGCAGCAAGGAAAAGTGTAGCAAGAAAAGCGAATAGAAATTTCATTTTAACCTCTGTATCTAACAGGCCAAGTCGCTTCCATACCAGCGACTAGTAACATAACAAAGGAGAACACAAAGAGTGTGGTCATTCGACCAGGGTGCCATGGGCACGACGAATCTCTTTCAGTTCTTCAAAATCTTTTTGCTTGGTGCCGCCATCATATGCCCAAGCGTAACCTTCTTCAATCATTGCTTCGTTGAGCGACACATCTCCGTCCCCAATGTATAACCACCCAAGAAGACGCCCATATTTGCCAACACCGCCAACAAGTTCAGTACGGATAACAAGATCATCATCACCAGCCACCGCCCCTTCCAGTTTCTCTTTGAGCCAGTTTGTTGCGTCAATGCCTAACTCCTTTTCTTCTAGGTCTTTGGTTCTTTTTTCTGGCGTGTCCACACCAGCAACTCTAACCCTTTCTTTTTTATATAAATCGAATCCGAGGTCGATAGTTACATCAATCGTGTCCCCGTCAAGAACTCTGTTGATCTCTACTACTCGGAAGTTGTAACAACTCTTCCTGTTCGGTGGCACCATTGCTCCCATCTTCTTCTAACTCCTGATATGCTAGTTTCATTACTGTATATATGTAATAAGCAACGCCCGCTAGAAGAATTAAGAGACACCAGATGATAGACCAGGTGACATCATTAACATCTTCTAACGGGCGTAGTATTAGGTTCAAGGATTACGAGGATCAATACCTAAACTATGTAGGTATTGAGTCCACCAGTCTGGATCCTTTCGTTTCCATTTCGGGACATCTTTTCCACGTTCAGAGTACCATTCGTAGAGGGATTTATCGATAGTCTGTGCGATCTCCAAACTCCTCTTCTTCTTCATCAACATCTGCATATGGGTTCTCCAAATAGGGTCCTCGTTTTCGTAGAGGTTCTTTTCGGACATAATCCTGCTCAGTATTGACTGCACTAAGTAGAACAGCTAACTTCATTACTATGTAGATAACAACCAATGGTGCAAAACATAACAACAGAGTTAGTTGATACTTCATCTTACGTCGTGTCCTCCAAACATTGCTCTCATTCCATTCAGAACCTTGGCAGCGAAAGCACCAAGACGGCGCGACTCAAAACGCGAATACAACGCACTGCTGATGACAGGAGCGGGTACGCCAAGATCCACAGCAGCGTGAACCGTCCAACGACCCTCACCACTGTCTGATACTCCCCCATCGAATTTGCTAAGCTCTCGATCACTGCTAAGTACATCAGCGGTAAGATCGAGCAACCAACTACCAACCACGCTACCACGACGCCAACACTCAGCAACCTTAGCAACGTCAATGTCATATTGATAATCGGCAGGGTTGTCCATTGGGGCGACCTCTGCGTCTCCTTCCTTGACATACTTAGATCCTGCATTTGCTTCGTGTAGGATGTTGAATCCTTCTGCATATGCCTGCATGATACCATACTCGATACCATTGTGGACCATCTTTACGAAATGTCCAGCACCTGGTTTGCCAGCGTAAATCCATCCAAACTCCTCAGGGTAGAGAGTGTAGTTTCTGTTATTGGTTCTAGGGGCAGCATTGATGCCTGGTGCGAGTGCATCGAAGAGAGGACGGCAGACGGATACTGCATGATCTGCACCACCAACCATAAGACAGTATCCACGCTCCAAACCATAAACACCGCCACTAGTGCCACAGTCAAGATACGAGATGCCAAGTTTAGACAACCTTTCTGCCCTCCTGCGAGAGTCCTTAAAATTGCTATTGCCATGATCAATAATAATATCTCCCTCCACACAAAATTGTAGTAGCTCATTTAGTGTATCCTCTACTGTTTCTGCTGGTACAACCATCATGAAAACACCTGGCACTTCGCCAGTCATGGGTGATCCTGCGTGTACTACTTGAACAAGGCTTTCCACAGAAGTGGTATATCCACTGATATAACCCGCTTCATATTGTGCCTCAGCTTTTTGAACATTGTTTCTAAATCCATGAACTTCGTGTCCTGCTGCGATAAGACGGCGGGACATACCCTCACCCATCCTACCCAATCCGATCATTCCTACTTTCATTTGTGTTTCTTAGTAAAAGGTTCCCAGTGTTCCCACCCATAATGGTGGACTGCCCACATCCCTAGGATGGGGACGAAGACTAACATAAATCCCATGACACCTAAGCACCATGGGGTATTCATAACTGCCCTAACGAACAGTTGTACGTGACTCATGACGGATAGTCCCAATGTGTAATGTACTCAGTCTTGTGTGAAGGACCCCAAAGACCACCATGATAGATGTAGGGTACAGTACGCACAGGACAAGTATCGCCAGTACAGAGAAGATCGTCAACAATTCGCCAGGATTCCAACACTTCCTCAGAGTGAACAAAGTGTGACTGGTCTCCATGGATGGCATCATATAGAAGTTTCTCGTAACCATCGACAGCATTATTACCATAACTATGTGTTAGAGTTGCTGCTTCCACTTCATCCTTGTAACCAGGTTTCTTCATCTCGATACGAATATCTAGATGAGGATTTGGTTGCAGTCTCATAACAATACGATCATTGGTTAGATGATTGAAGAGTGACAGTGTAGGTGCTTTCAGTTTGATGACGACCTCTACACATTGGTAGGGCATCTTCTTTCCTGTGAGGAAATAGAACGGAACACCTTGCCACCGCCAGTTGTCGATGTAGATGTCCCCAGCGGCGAACGTAGGGGTCTTAGAACCCTCAGGTACACCCTCTTCCTCAGTATATCCATGATACTGACCTGCCACGTATTGTTCTCCCAGTCTTGTAGCAGACAAGACCTTGACCTTCTCTCTGCGGACCTCCTTTGCAGTATTCTTGCAAGGTGGTTCCATAGCGATTAGTGCCAATACTTGGAGCACATGGTTCTGCAACATGTCTCGGATAGCACCAGCACCGTCATAGTATTGAGCACGTCCTTCACAACCGATAGTCTCGGTAGCATAGATCTGTACTTCTTCTATGTACTCCCTGTTCCAGAGGGGTTCCAATAGTACATTGCTAAAACGGGTGGCAAGGATATTATTAACAGTATCTTTACCAAGATAATGGTCAATGCGATATACTTGTTTCTCGCGTAGACATCGAGAAACCACAGATGATAAATGATCAGCAGATTTAAGATCGTACCCAAAGGGTTTCTCAATAACCACACGCGACTTTTCTGGGTCGTCGATGAGTCCTGATGCTTTGAGATTGGTGATTGCATCTTCATACCTCTCGGGGGGAACCGATAAAAAATATGTTGTGTTCCCTTCTAATGGAAGAGAACGAAGACTATCTACATCACTCAGGTTACAAGGAATGTAGTCTAAACGTTCCTTGAATTCTTCGGAATATCTACACTGATCTAAGTGTTCTATCCAAGATTGCTTCGTGTGTTCTGTACGTGAAGCACCAATGATTTTGAAATTGCTTGGCAGTTCTTTCTTATGCCACAGTTTGTACAGTGCGGGAATCAACTTACGTTTGCAAAGATCCCCAGTAGCACCAAAGATCACAATGGTGTCAGTGAGCGGTTCCATTTCCATTATAGTTTTCCGAGTCGTAGTAGTCATTTTTACCCTTTCGTATCCCGAAATAGATCGTGGATAGTACAAAGGGTATTGCTGCCCAAAGTAAGACATCTCCAAAAGTCATAGTTTCTCCATGGCGAGTTTAAGTTCTCGTGAATGGTTTAGTTCGTCGTTCAAGATCTCTAAGATCTTATCATCGTGCCCAGCGTCTGCGAGATACTTGGCATATGTAGTAGCAGCATGGATCTCTACTTCATATGACAAATGGTATGCAGCACGAGGAGCCACCCAATAGTAAACCACGTTAACCCAATAATAGATGAGTACGAGGTGTTTGGCGACAAGGCGATCGATCCAATAACGATTACCACCCCTGCTTTCCATATACTCCAAATGCTCTGTCTCATTGACTGATTGCTCGAAGTGTTCTTTCATCAGATAAAGATGATCAGGTCCTCTGAGTCCCATTGACTCACGGAAATGTAGTACACTCAAAAATGCAAAATAGGGTGCCCGAGCAATTTCTTCGAGCACCCAAAAGCGTTGATAGTCGCGACCCCTATACAGGAAGTCGAGTATGGTGACGGTCCAATTAAGTACCAGGCAGTTTAAGTTCTCCATCTTGGGGAAAATCTTTGTCTAACATATCTAGGCGATCAGCCCATGTCACACCCCCCTCTTGCCCTTTACATGGGTTGATACAGTCAGCGTCTCCTAACTTATTACAAACGAGACCAGCAAGATCTAATTCGTTTCCTTTGCTGCCAGTGCCAGACCAGATGTGTTGTCCGTTGATCCAGACTGCTCCACACTTCTTACATTCCTTCCTAGTTAGAGATAAGTCTGATAACTCTCTTCCTGGGTCACTTTCCATCTTTGATCTCCTTGATTAGGTTTTTGTACTCCGCTGTCTCACTAAGGAGTTGAGACTTTAACTTTCTCGCCATCAAGTACATCCTAAACCTAACCCAGGCGTAACGCAAGGATAAGTCAAGATACACGAATACTCTCATGGTCCCCTCGTAACCAGCATAGAGTACCATGCCAATAACGATGAGGACCATGAGATAGAATGCAAGCATTGGTATCATGCGGATACGGTAAGTATACCACTATTTACCAAAATGAGACATTCATAAGACTTATTTAAGACATCAGTAGAAATTATTAACACTTCCACTTTCTTAGTGCAAGTGCCTTCCGAGTAGGTTCACCATTGGGTTTCTTCATCGGACCCTTCACACCACCCATACGAGCACAAAAGGATCTCTTACGAGGACCTCCTTCTGGTTGTGGTGCTTTGAGATCGCTACCAGGATTCTCACGCTCATAGGACTTACGTCCCTTTTCATTCAGACCACCAGTCTTGTTCTTACCTTCCTTACGTTGCCAGGCACCTTCTTTCATGTGCATGTCCTGAGTCTGATCCTTCTTCTGTACTGCTTTCATTTGCAGTTGCAGTTTCTGGCGGTTCAGTTGAAGTTGACGACGTTGAAGTTGCTGCTTCTTATTGGCAACAGCATCTTCTTTCAGTGCCGCCTTCTCTTCGCATGTCTTCTCAACACACATCTGACACTTGTTGCAATACTTCTTGCCCTCGGGACAGTTCTTTGCTTCGTTTAGGTATTCCTTGAAACTAATCATTTTGGTTTCTTCGGGCAGTTTGCTTCATGCTTGTCAATCCACGCCTTGGGACGCCAGTGTCCCTTGGGTGAAGTCAGACCACAGTGTTGGCACTTGTATGTACCGTTAGCGAGTTGCTCAGCCATAATGGAAAGATCCCTTGTTAGTTTTCTTGGGCAGTTTCTGACTTCTCACCTTGGTTCCAGATGTTTCACCGTAACCTTCGGGATGTTTGCCTGCCTTGGTTTTACCGATAGAGTCAGACTTAGCCTTACTACCCTTCTCAGTGTAGTGTAGTTTAGCAGATTTGTCCTTATCTTTGGTAATCACGGATTCTTGTCCATGCTTGCGACCGAGACGACGCATCACTTTGCCGAAACGACGCTTAGACATCTTATCAGGTTTTGAGGTCTGATAGGAAACTTCACGACCAGTCTCGCCACTACCATACTTATACTCACCGACACCTTTCTTGTGACCGATGCCATGCTTTTTGAGATCCTTCTCTAAGTTCTTACGACCTTCCTTGTTCTTCTTCTCGTCATCGCCACGGTCAGCAGAGATGTGACCAGTAACCTGGGTCTTGGACTTTTGCATCATGCGACCAGTGCGGTTACCTTCTTCGAGGAAGCTCTTGAAGGACTTACCTTCTTTCCTCAGACCCAACTTACCCAACAGAGATTTCTTCTTAGGTTTAATGTTAGCACCCAGTTTATTCAGACGCTCGGTAGGAGTCGA